GCCTATCAGTAGGATTTTGTCTGCGGCTTTCAGCCTCCACATTCTTCAGGATCTCGAGTTGTACCTCGGAATCCGTTAAGAATGTCGAATGACCTGGCCATGCCAAACTCAACAACATAGAACTTTGCTCTATTGGATCAAAAATAACATCCTCAACTCGTCTAAAATAACGTTTAAGAAATGTTGCCTGATCTATAGATATAAATGGAACTAATTCTGATGTCTTATCAGCCATAGTGAAAGTGATGTTCATTTCTGCTAACACCTTAGCTATAGAAACATGATTAAACTTTTCATTGTTGGTTCCTAAAATGCAATCATCCCCATATGTCAAGAGATGAACAGAATTACGGAATAGCCCAAAATGGCCCAATTTCCACCAAACGACTCTTAAGTATAAAGAATTGCCGATGCAATTTAATATTAGAGTCAGGAATTGTCCAGAAGGGTTCGTACCCGATATTTCCATAACATCATAGCGTAAACCGAGTATCATTATATTCATCAAAGAATTAAATAATTTCTCAGCAACATCCATTTCTTCATTGGTATATTTTAAATGCACCGCCATAATGCATTTTATAATCACCCAGACAGCACGTGTTATGAGATCAGGAAACTTCTTATCGAATTCCTTATAATCTCCTGCTACGATGTTGTCCTCTCCGAAGAAAACTAAATGGGAATAGAACCTATCCCACACCTCAGAAAATGTATTCACGCCTAAAGCACATTCCATAACAATACCATTGTCCATGAAGAAATCAACGACAGGCAGAAAATACATCCTACCTAATATTGTATGTACAACGCTCGATCCGGTAAATAATCTGACGCGTCCTTCATTGTTTTTCTTGACACTAACACGTTCATCTTTAAGAGAGCCCTGAAAGGGAAAGAAAATTTCATTCCCTGATTTAAGCTCCTGATGACAATGTTCTATCAATGTCTTCAATGTAGAATTCATCTTTACCTTATCATCTTCAATAGATATGAGATCTGATTTAAGACAATAAAAGGGATAACCAGCTGAAGTATTCATATTTAAGCCACGTGAGTAACCATACTTACGTACAGCCTGACCAACTGTGAGAGGTTTAACTCGCTTAGCTGGTAAATCAAAGGTTAAATAATCATGGATCGCAGCGTCCAATAAACGCAACGGTATAACTGCCTTCTTCTGAGTAATTTGTAGGAGACTAACATAATGAGGTCGTGTCGGATTGGAGTTACCTCCAATCATTGGTTTATCAAAAGTAGGTATACAATGAGTAGTATACGGATCATCAAACCCATTATCAAGACAAAATCTCTTGATTTCGGGTTCCCACATGGTACATCTATACACTTTTGACTTCATACTATTTTGGGTCTTATTGAGAGATCCCAATGCTGTAAAATTTGCCTCCGGTGGTAAATATCTAAGGATAGATTGATTACTTAAGTTTCCAAATCGAGGACCTAGGTTAAATTGACCTGACACTTCAATAAAGCTCTCCTGCTTCTTATCTTGTACTCCGCCAAACCAGGCATGCATCATGCGTTCGAGGTCCTTCTTAACGATAGGACATACTGCACAGAGAGAATCATCTTGTTTTGCGAATAGTATACCAACGATAGTAGGATGGTTGTTAACATCTCTAACAAGAGGTGTTCCACATTGTCCTGTATATACGTTGATACCTCTAACCATAACACCAAGATTTTCTGCGGGAAACTCATTCTTAATTGAATGTGTTTTAAACATACTTACTGGTGAAGTAACAGAAACTGGATCCGAGTATCCCCATGCACCACTATGAGGTTTCTTCGCCGATGATAATTCAGAAAAGTAAAACTTATACTCTTGAGACTTAATGGGTGCTTTCAAACTAAAGTAGTCTAAAAGACCTGTCCCAAACAATTTCCCTGTGACCCTAAATACTATACAATCAAGATCTTTCATCTTCATTTTAGTACGTAAGGACATAGTTATATCTATCTCACGGAAATTCTTAGTAGTTGTTTGAAACTTCTTAAGTCGAGCAATTTGATGTGGCTTATTCACAAGATGTGATACAGTTATAAAGACACCATTTTGCACATGGAGTGCAATGGCGCTGTCTAACATATTATCTTGGCCTATCAATTCAATATGATACAAATTCTTGTCTAGGACGAATCTGAAATCATTCATGTTCGCACTAGCTGAAGTTCGTGTAATAGAGAAGGGATCATAATCCCAAGTTTTGGTGTCTTTTAAAACTGGTTCATCACTGACATAATGCAATGATTCTTCAACTTTCGATGACATCCATTTCTTGATAAAGACCCCTGCTAGGGTTGTTCCACCAATAAGAGCTATAGCATCGCGATGCTCTTTCGTAAAACCAATGAGTTGATCACGCCAGGACATAGCCCTACTGTAATAGATATCATATTCTGGATCTAGCTTCAGCTCAATAGGCTCAAGTATCTCTTCTGGATGCTCCGTACATAAATTCCTAAGACATTTATGTTCATCACACCATTCACCTTGGTGGAATCTAACAATGGAATTAACCATATTATCTTCCTTGGCAATGTGTTTAAGCATAGCATCAGCCATGAACTGTTGGAACTCCTTATAATTAATAAGAATACCATCATCAATTGCGGTTATGGGTCTATGTCTAACATATTCCCTCTTGAATTGATTATCAATCAAACGACCACGCCTTATCTTAAAGTTCCACGGACACGCGTCCACAGAACTAAAGACATCGTGGGCCTCGTCTACACTAATTGCACCATAAATATCTTGATAATCTTCTTTTACAACTGGCTCTACAATATACGGAAATCTGCGCCATAAAGCACTCGGTTCAAAATATATTGCCTGAGCATGCATTTGTACATCATTACTGGTAACTATTAGTAACTCAGCAGCAAAGACTGTTTTACCCTTATCCTCTACATCTGCCATAGGCAAGACATAAGTGACTGGGTTAATAAGACGTATTAAGTCCATAAACTTTGCATCTGGTTGTATATTGTCTCTAATAGCATTAGCATCATCAAGAACTGCACACCATGCAGCTGAATTATAACCACTATAATATTTATCAGTACCAACGAGGATAAAACTTCCTCCTTCTGCGGCACTAACTTCTTTATGAGCTATAGATTGGTAGATCTTCTGTATAATACCAATAACACTCGACTTACCTACATTGGGTGTAGAATGTACGAGAACTGTAAATGGTGGTCGTCTAATTCCTATAGAATTAGAGTACATAGTTAATCTACTCAGTGTACCTTTTAAATCGG